TACCCTAAGAAACTTTAGTTTTAATTTTAAATTAACACCACGGTATGAACAAGAAGCAAAGGTTATAAGAACCATCATCAAAGCGTTCAAAAGAAATATGGCACCCAAAGGAGCTTCAGGAGACTACTTAAAATCACCAAATATATTTGAAATTCAATACCTTGGTAAAGCACGAAATTATTTAAATAGAATGAAGTTATGTGCTCTTACAAATATATCAGTAAACTATACCGGTGATGGAAATTTTACAACCTATCAAGATGGTGCCCCAATTTCATCCATGATGACACTATCATTTACAGAACTTACACCAGTTTACAATGAAGATTATGAAGCATATGATGATGATTCAGACGGAGTAGGTTACTAAAATGGGATATTTCAGAGAACTACCAGATTTAGAATATCAAGACTTTCTATCAGGGAGTCGTTCATCTCAAAGTTATTTGACGGTCAAAAATCTTTTTAGAAGAAATAAACTGCGTGATGATTTACAAAATGTCTTTACCATCTTTGATAAGTATGAAATAGTAGAAGGAGCTAGACCCGATACGGTTGCCGAAGAATATTATGGCAATTCACAATTAGATTGGGTCGTATTGATTACTGCCGGTATTATTAATGTCAGAAATGAATGGCCACTCTCCAATAGGGATCTATATTATTATGCACTCAATATTTACGATGACGAAAATAGTTTAAATGACATACATCATTACGAAACTAAAGAAATTAAAGATTCTTTGGGTAGATTAATTCTCCCTAAAGGCAAAAATGTAGATAGTAATTTTAGCATCACCTATTATAGAGATGGTTCAAATATTACTCCAGTCCCTTCTGACACTGTTCAAGGGATTAGTAATTGGGAATATGAAACACTAGAAAACGATAAAAAAAGATCCATCTATCTTCTCAAAAGAATGTACCTACAACAATTCTTAAATGATATGAGAAATATAATGATCTATCAAAAGTCTTCTCAACGAATTAATGATCGTTTAGCAAAGACAGAAAACACCAAAGTTACAATGCCATAAAAAAAGGGAGTCTTTGGACTCCCTTTCTTGTATCATTCTGCGGCAAGTTTCGCAAAGTAAGATAATGGATCATCCTCTGGTTCTGAACCAGTGCCACCTGCAAGAACAGGTTCGGCTACTGCGGCAGAAACTAATTGTTCTGCAGAACCACGATCCTCTTCATCAACCACTTCAGGATCTTGACGTGCTGATGCCTTATTACCCAGAACAAAGTTCAAACGAGTCTTAAGTGCATCATAAGACTTAAACTGATCAGGAGCAACAAACTCTTGAAGAGATGCTTGCTTCTTCCAGAGGGCTTCTAGTGCATCGTCATCATCCAAGAGTGGAGATTGAGCAGTGAACTCAGAAGAGTCATAATTACGATAACCAGCAACGTTCTTAGCCTTCAACTTGAAGTTAGCACCTTGCCAGAAGTCAAATGGATCAATTGCTTCCTCATCCTCAAACTCAGGTTGCATTGCTGCAGTGATCTTATCAAAGATTTTCTTGCCAAACTTGTACAAGAATACCTTACCTTCATTTTCAGGATTTGCTGGATCCTTTACGACATAGATGTTACTGACATAAGTTAACTTACGCTTTTGCCTACGTGCAGCATCTTTACCTGCATCTGTGCCATTGTTCCAAAGAGTAGTATTAAACTCTGAAACAGGATCCTTCTGACCAAGAGTAGTCAGAGAATTCTCTATGTACCAACCACCTGCACCTTTAAATGCATGGGAGTACAGTTTTACGAATGGTAGATCCTCACCATCGGGAGCAGGAAGGAAACGTATGACGGCATATCCATTACCGCTTTTGTCTACTTCTAATTTCCAAAGACGGTCATCAGATGATGAACCGTTAGTATTCATTTTCTCGACTTCTTTTACCAACTTTTGGGTAAGAGAGCCTAATTTTGATTGCTTTTTAAGATTAGCAAACGACATTTAAGATACCTCGGATTTAATAGGATTAATTGGATTTGGGGTGGGAGATTGGATTAATGTATACCAATAAGTACAGGGCATTTCTACATAAGTAAATTTTTACTGTACTGCCTGAGTCCCGACTGGTAAATCGATTCTATCCCGAAGGACAGCGAGCACCACCTCTGACCCATCACCTTGACTAGACCATTGCCAGCAAGTTTTTCAGTCACTCCCGTGTCGGGCGATCAACCCAACACATATATTATAACAGATCACCAATCACTTGTCAACAAATCGTTCAAGTGATTTTATGGTCTGATGCATATGATCAAATAACATTCTAATATCAGTCCCTTCTGGGAATCCCAACATGGTAACTGATTTTTCTAATTGCAATTTCAATTCTTTCGCTTTAGGATCATCTGAAAGAGACAATCTTGTATACATAACACGTTGTATTTCTAACAACTCAACCAATTTTTCAATATGCTCCATCTTCTCATCAGATGATAAACTATTAATATTCATCATCTGACCATAAACTTCTTGTTGCAAATCATTAATTTCACGCAACTCATCTTGAACAATTTCAGACTCAAAAAATTCATTCATTGATCAATTCCCTCAAGATTTTTTTATAGTGGAACACATTAATATTTAGGAAAGGTATGTACTTTTTAATCTTTAAACTAACGGTTTCCCACACTGGATCCTGTAATTTCCTATCAAAGTTTTTTCTGAAAGAAAAGACTTTTTCCAGTATAATAAGCGTTTCTAACGAGATCTCTCCACCCAGATACTTTTTTAGTAATGGGGGATGTCCCTTCGAACAATTGAATACTTCGTTCAAGCTTTTCTCGCACATTAATTTCTCGACTTGTTCTTTGAATAAGTACGTCAAACTCTGTTTGCGTCGCATCCAATCGGCGTAATTTCTTTCGCCAGAATTGATAATCTCTCCGATCCATAAGTTTTGTGGGTTGTCAGTGTGTACAAAATTTGCTAAAAGAAAATTTAAAACTTCTTCATCAGAATATTTACGACTCGTTTTTTCGAAAAAATATTTATCCTTCCGTTTGTTAAAGGAGGCCATAGTTGCCCTTGATTTGCCTCCATACTTAAAAAAATCATACTTACGATTAGTAAAATGACTTTTCATAGAGAGATAAGTTTGATAAGTCTCAAACGGTGTCACTTTCATTTACCTTTGTTTCCAAAAAAACTGGAGATGCAATATCTCCCATATCCATCATAATAATCAGAATCTTTTATACTTACTTTCTTAACTTCATGCTCAACCCATCCAGGGAATATTATCATAGAATTATTATTGCAATTATATGTGTAATCATACTTGGGAAGATACAATTCACCTCCAATAAACTTCTTTGGTTCTTTATAGCAATACCAACATGCTATAAATTGAAATGATCTATCTGTATGAGCACTATAATATTCCTCATCATGATAATACCGTACTTTAGTAAAATCCCAATTACTATCACGTACTATACTACAACAATCATGTATTTTTGCAAATGCATCAAGTATCCCAGGATCAAATAATTTTCTATTAACCGTTAAAATATTAGATATTACTCTATATTTTTCACTATAGAGTTCATCCAACATTAATGCATGTGAATTAGTAAAATCTACAACTCCACCAAAGTCTTTTGCCTCAAAAAGTTTACCTGATTTTGTATAAAACTTAAGTTCTTCCCAGATCAACTCAAGTTCTTTAGGATTATAGAAATTTTCTATGACTAAATGGGGGAACGGTTTCTCATATGATATACCTTCAAGTTGTTCCATTAAACTGGTAATCTAGCCCTCGATGTTTTTTTCATAAAATTAAGACTAATAGCATCATACTTCAACTTCTCCTTAAGAGGTTTAGAAACAAGTTTCGTTACAGATTCTACTTCAATACTATTAACGTCACAATAATGACAAATAGCATCAATGTAATTTATTTGCTCTTTAGCAACAATTCCCTCTATTTCCATGGCAAATTTTTGAGGAGTTAAAAATTTACTCTCTATTGCTTTTTCTAATTCTGTATTAGTTTCCATAGAACTCCAGTTTATCTCCAACAAATTTTCTAATATATTCTCCGAGGAGTTTAATGTACTTTGCTTTATCAGTTTCTTCATAGACGACACATTCTCCATCTTCACAAGCCATAATGATTACAAGTTTTTTAACAGATATCCCTGTCAGTTCATATAACATACAACCATATGCCATTGCCTGAACAAAATAATGTTCTATCCACTCTCGTGGTTTAGGTTTTTTAGATGTCTTAAAATCTATTATTGCCAATTCGTTATTATATTCTGCAATACAATCAACAGTCCCAGCTATACCTAATTGCTTACTATATAGGGCACCTTCCAGAGAATGAATATTATCTATTTTATTAAGTTCACTCTTTGCGATCTTAAATAAAAAATCAGAAATAGGAGGAACTTTTGGAAGTTTCTCATCGTTCTTCAAATAATGTTCTGTAAGAGTATGCATATCAGTCCCACGGGTTGTAGCCGCTTTCGTGATTTTATCTGCTACCTCATTACCTACCTTCTTTCGCCAATTAATAAAAATCTCTTTATTAAAATGACTGGTTATAGAAGTAATAGAAACTAATTTAAGTAATTCATCTTCATCAGGAACAGAATAATAACGAACTCCATCTATCGTCTCTCTTTTAAGAGGTTCAAGATTCAAATCAACATGATTAAACATTAGACACCCATATCAAGTTTTGCAATAAGATATTCTTTAACAAGTCCAGAACGAACAATATCATTGATCTCAAACTCTATTATATCAAAGGATGGCATTTTACGCAAGATGTTCATGAAGTCAACGATACCATTACGATCATTAGTCTTTATAAGATCTGTCTGTCTGGCATCACCACAGAACATAATTCTGCTATTTTCACCAACTCTTGTAATAATACTATCAAGTTCATGAAAATTTAAATTCTGAAATTCATCCACAATAATAATAGCATTATCTAATGTAGTGCCTCTTAAAAATGAAGTACTCCAAAACTTAATAGTATCCTGTGCCTTTAAGTTACCATAAAGCATCTCAAAATCTGCTTCAGAATTCATCCGAAACATATACTTCACCATATTCTTATAAGGGATTTGGTAAATATCTGCTTTATCTTCATGATCCCCTGGAAGAAATCCAATTTCTCTGGTCGATACTAATGAACGTACAATATAAATCTTCTCATATGGAGTATTCTCATCAAGAACTTCTTTTAGAGCATTATAAAAAGTGATAAATGTTTTTCCAGTGCCAGCACATCCATAAGCTACTAAATGTTTATTA